GTTTCGCCGATTGTTTCCGGTGAGGTTATCCGTTCCCGTGGCGGCTCCACCTCTGAATTTACGCCGGGATATGTCAAACCCAAGCACTTAGCATGGCTTTCTGAGGCTTTCGTGTAGTTGCTGGTTTTTACACTTAATCTTTTGATAATAAAGAATAAGTTTATCTGGTGCTTTCACTGAATTTTCCTCGTTATCTGTGTGTTGCAATCATCTCTGTATTGCAGCTTGTATTGCTTTTTGGGGCTAAAAATGGCTGGCGAGAACAAACTGAGCGACAAAGCGCTTAAAGGATATCTGGGGAAACCCAGAGAAAAGCAGATCACCATTGCTGATGGAAAGGGGCTTTCTATTCGTGTGAGTACTAAAGGGGCTGTGAGCTTTGTTTTCTTCTACAGGTTAGCAGGTGGCCGGGCTGCTCCGGTCTGGCTAACGTTGGGTAAATATCCTGATATGTCACTCAAACAGGCAAGGGAAAAGCGCGACGAGTGCCGTGGTTGGTTGGCTGACAAACGTGATCCGCGTATCCAGATAAAGATTCAGGCTGAAGAACGCTTAAAGCCGGTCACAGTGGAGGATGCACTAAATTACTGGTATGAAAATTACTGTAAGGTGCGTCGTAAAACTCATGCTGTAACGCTTGGCAGATTTCGAAAGCATATCTTTCCCTATATCGGTCATTTGCCCGTAAATGACACTCACCTATATGAATGGCTGGACTGTTTTGACCGAATTAAACGTAATGCACCAGTTATGGCGGCGTATGTTTTTTCTGACACTAAATTAGCTCTTCGTTTTTGTCGGGTACGCCAGTACGCGACGTGTGATGCTTTAAAGGATTTGCGCATGAGTGATGTGGGGCAGATTGCAGGTAAGCGGGATCGGGTTCTGGATGAAGCCGAACTCGGCCAGCTCTGGAAGGCAATTTTTGTCGAGCCTGATTTAAAACTAATGTCTGAATACACGCGAAAAATGTTTGTGCTTTGTACACTATTTGGATGTCGAATGAGTGAAGCCCGATTATCAGAATGGAGCGAATGGGATCTCGAAAGTTGGGTTTGGACTGTACCAAAAGATCACTCAAAAACTGGTGTTGAAATCGTCAGACCAGTACCTGAAATTCTACGACAGTGGGTAACGGATGTTCACGAAGAGACAAAACATACTGGTTATGTGCTGGGAAGTCTGCGAATTAGAGAAAGCGTAAGCAAGATTGGGGGGAAAATCGGTAAACGTTTGGGCCATGAAAAACAATGGTCACTACACGACCTTAGAAGAACGCTATCTACTCATCTAAGTGATCTCGGTGTTGAATTTTATGTAGTAGAACAACTGTTAGGCCATGCGCTACCTGGCGTGGCAGGTGTTTACAACCGGAGTAAGTTTATGGCTAAAAAACTGGATGCTCTGGAACTCTGGACTACATATCTCAATAGCATCGCAGGTGCTGATTCAAAAGTGACAATCCTCAAACAAAAGGCTGGTTAACATGAAAAAAATGGCAATTGTTGATAAAAAGGGTCTGGAGTACATTCCTAACATTGATCGTATGATCCGTGAGAAAGAATGTCGGGAGCTAACCACTCTTGCGAACAGCACACGCTGGAAGCTGGAGAAGGAAGGAAAATTTCCTAAGCGGATCAAGATTGGCGCTACTGCGGTAGCTTACCGTCTCTCCGAAGTTCAGGCATGGATTAGGGGGGAATGGCGGACATAAATGTTGTAGTAAATTGTTATATAAAAGGGTGTAAGCATGGCTACTCGAAAAAAAAATAGCGTAGAAATGAAAACTGTTTGTGAACTAATCATATCAAGAGATGATATGAAAGATAAAATTCAAGACAGAATTCAAAAAGGATTATTACTCCTACAGAAAAGCATAAATAACAATAGTGACTTGGAGCTGTTTAATGCTGATTACAGGAAATGGAGTGATTTTAATGCTGAGCTACTGAAGCGTAGTTTCACAAATGATGATTTCAAAGAAGAATATGAAGGTGGGGCATTTGGTGTTATTTCATTGTACGAGACTTCCTTGGGAGAAAAAATCAGTGAGGCTACGCGTAAACTCCAGAGTAAGATAAGAAAACTAGAGTCGATTATGGAGCGACTGGAGTTAATTCCTATATCTTCCAAAGTTGTTGAAGAAAATATTGAAGTACCTCAGAGTTCAGCGGTAAAAACCAAAAAAGTATTCATTGTTCATGGAAGAGATGAAGTATCAAAAACCAACTTAGAAGTGTTTTTAAGAGAAATTGGCTTAGAACCTATTGTTCTCCATAGGCAAGCTGATGTAGGTCAGACAGTGATTGAGAAATTTGAAGCAAATAGTGATGTTGGTTTCGCATTCATTCTTCTCACACCTGATGAGATCGCTTATTTATTTCCGCAAGACTCTTTACCTGATAATGAAAGAGAAAAGGAGTTACGTGCACGACCAAATGTAATGTTTGAATTTGGTTATTTCGTAGGGAAATTAGGTCGTTCTAAGGTTTGTTGTCTATACACAGGTGATGTAGTGATTCCAAGTGATTTGAATGGTCTTATTTATAAAAAATTCAATTCTTCTATTGAAGAAGTAGCATATAGCATTATTAAAGACTTGCGAGCTACTGGTTACGCAGTTTAGTAAATTCTTTGAACTAAAAATCTGCATAGATATAGAGCCATTCGAGATAAATGGCTCTATATGAAATATTATCTGTTAAATTTTGACTTCATATCCGCGTTGCTGTAGTTCTTTGCGAATAATCCTTTTAATCCAGGCTGCTAAAGATTCGTCTCCATCTACTTGCTGTGCTTGCTCCATCAACTCCCTCAACTCAGGATCTAACCGAAACTGGAACGGAGGATTACCACGTCTTTGATTTTTGTGTGTTGACACGTCAATTACACCCGATGTAATGTGTTAATGTGTGATGACACATTACATACGTGTTTAGGAAAATGCAACGCCTCGACGTGCGGGAACACCATCGAGGCGTCTAACCAACCCGTTAAATGAGGTAACGATTATGGCTGGAACACAGCATACCCAAACTCACCCTAAATTTATATACACCTTTCTGGCACTACACCACGACCGCATGGCAGATGGAGCAACTACGGTACATGTAGCCGCTGACACGCTGGTTGATGCCCGCAAGATGGTTAAGGAGATGGGCTATACTGCGGCTTTCTGGAAAGGGCGTGAAGAAAACACGCTGTTTATTCAGAAATGCGAAAACAATTTCATCTGGCGTTTTATCGCCCTGAGCACCGCACAACCACGCGTAATACACATCGAGGCCGCCAGCGAACAGGAAGCCCGGCTGCAATCCCCAACTGGCTACGTGATGATATTCGCCGCCCGTATTCGTCAGGAGGTGTGCCATGAATGATCTTTATTTTAAAGTGCTGACACATGCTGAAAACGCGCTCGTTTGTGGCAAAAATATGCGAGAAATCTTATCAACCTGGCTTGATGGGACAACAAATGCGGAACACGATGAACGGGATGCTAATTTAGCTGGAGCGTTAATTACGTTACTTGATCCTGTCATCAAAGAGCTGGATGAAGCTATAAAAATACACGACCAGAGCTATACCGGAGAATAAAAAATGAAAAATAAATTTTCTGGCTTTATTGCCAGCGGTCAAACTCATTCAAAAATCAGCCTTGGGGATATTTTCAAAGACAGCTATGGCTATCGGGTAAAGATTATTTCGGTTGATGATCGTCGTGTCTCTTATTTGCGTGATGGTTATGATTTTGAATGTGTTATGCCGCGTCAGCAGTTCGAAAGAGATTTCATTCTGGTAAAAAATTGCAAGACAGATAATCAGAGGCGTGCCGCAGGCTATATCCGCAAAATTCGGGCAATGTTAGTTGCCGGAGGTAACAAATGAAACGTGCTCCGAACTTAAAATACCAACCGCGCGACAAAATGACAGAAGTCATCATTTTTGCTGGCAGTGATGCCTGGAGCCATGCAAAAGAATGGAATGAATGGGCGGGTAAGCATATTGCCGCCGACGATGTGCCGCCTGTCGTGCTGGCTGATGAGCAACTGAAAAATATCACCGATTACCGGATCATTGATGAAGATCGTCAGTGTGTGCGTGTTTACCGCGCAGGACATATCACAGAGCACAGCATGACGCAGATTGTTACGTTACTGGCTGTGGCTGGAGTGAAGACCGTACACGAATACGCGGGGATTACTGACACCAGCCCAGTGGATTTATCCGAGCAGTTGCCGCGACTCAAAGAGGAATGCGAGCGTGGGGAAAGTCTGGTGCTTAATCTTCCGACGAAGCAAAAGGCGCAACTTTCACAGATGGCAGACAGTGAACGTGCACAACTACTTGCCGATCGCTTTGATGGTGTGTGTGTTCATGCAGAAAGTGAAATCGTCCACGTATGGCGCGGCGGGGTATGGTGTCCGGTCAGCACAATGGAGCTGAGCCGCGAAATGGTGGCGATCTATTCAGAGCACAGGGCCACGTTCAGCAAACGTGTAATCAATAACGCCGTGGAAGCGTTAAAAGTTATTGCCGACCCCATGGGGGAGCCGTCCGGTGATTTGCTACCGTTCACTAATGGTGTGCTTAACCTGAAAACGGGGGAATTTTCTCCGCACTCGCCGGAGCACTGGAGCACCACGCACAATGGCATTGAGTACACGCCACCAGTAGCAGGGGAAAACATCCGCGATAATGCGCCAAATTTCCATAAATGGCTTGAACATGCTGCAAGAAAAGACCCGCGCAAGATGATGCGTATATGTGCCGCGTTATACATGATTATGGCGAACCGCTACGACTGGCAGATGTTCATTGAGGCCACCGGAGACGGGGGAAGCGGTAAGAGTACATTTACCCATATTGCCACCCTGCTTGCTGGCAAACAGAACACCGTAAGCGCGGAGATGACATCACTCGATGATGCAGGAGGGCGCGCGCAGGTTGTCGGGAGTCGTCTTATCGTCCTTGCCGATCAGCCGAAATATACGGGGGAAGGCACGGGCATCAAGAAAATCACGGGAGGCGATCCCGTTGAAATTAACCCGAAATATGAGAAGCGATTCACGACGATAATAAGGGCGGTGGTACTGGCAACCAATAACGACCCGATGATCTTTACCGAACGAGCCGGAGGTGTGTCACGCCGTCGGGTGATTTTCCGGTTCGACAACATTGTAAGGGAGGACGAAAAAGACAAGGAATTACCGGAAAAGATAGCGGCAGAAATCCCCGTAATTATCCGCCGCTTGCTGGCTAATTTTGCTGACCCTGAAAAGGCACGGGCTTTATTACTGGAACAGCGTGACGGTGATGAAGCTCTGGCAATAAAGCAGCAAACGGATCCGGTTGTTGAGCTTTGCGCGGCGCTGGAGTTTCTGGAGGAAGCTCGTGGGCTAATGATGGGCGGTGGTGGTGACACCGTGAAGTACACGACCAGAAACAGCCTTTACCGTGTCTATATGGCCTTCATGGCATACACAGGAAAGGGGAAATGTTTGAGCGTGAATGAGTTCGGAAAGGCTATGAGGTCAGCGGCGAAAGTTTACGGATATGAATATATTACGCGAAAAGTTAAGGGAGTCACGCAGACCAACGCAACGACTACTGATGATTGCGATGCGTTTTTATAAAAAATGGCAATGGTTATCTACCTTGTCTACCTGACTGAAAGAAAATACTTTTATTTCAATGTATTAATGCAGGTAGATAACTATTTTTCACTGTCTACCTGTTATCTACCTTATCTACCCATTTTTGTAGACAGGTAAGGAGACGGGTAGAGATGAGGTAGACAGCTATTTGGGGCTGTCTACCTCCCTGAAACCCGCGCCATTACTGGCCTGATAACTAATCAGGTAGACAAGGTAGACAAGGTGGTGGTGCACAAAAAACTTTTTAAACGAGGGGGTAAAAATAAAAATGCACACATCAGGAAAACTGAACAAACATATAAAGCCACATTACCGCGCCCTTGATATGGCTGAACACTGGCTAAGGGTGGCGATTAAGGCAATAGACCGCAACGCCGGGGAAGGATACGCGAAAGCACATCCCGAACTGATAAGCGCATTCATGACAACGGCGGCTGCAAACTTTGCCACGCTGACCGAACGGGAGATTGCCGAAGCGGAGGAAGTGACAACCATCAATATTAAGTCCTGAGAGCAGGCAGCATGACGGCGCAAATAGCAGCTTACGGGCGGCTGGTGGACGAGCCACAGGTAAAACATACCAGCAAGGGAACACCCATGACACTGGCACGGATGGCGGTATCTTTGCCATGCAGCCAGGCAGATGACGGAACGGCGACGATGTGGTTATCTGTGCTGGCGTTTGGCAGACAAGCCGACGCGCTGGCAAAGCATCACAAAGGCGAACTCCTGAGCGTGGCGGGTAATATGCAGGTGAGCCAGTGGACTGGACAGAACGGTGAAACGCGGCAGGGCTGGCAGGTTATCGCAGACAGCGTAATCAGTGCGCGAACGGTGCGACCGGGCGGCAAAAAAGGTCAACAGGGTCAGGCTACTGACGCACTGAACAGAGCAAAACAACAGGCAGATCAGCAAGGAAGCCATCCACCAGTGGGAGATAATGAACAATGGGGAGATGATATTCCGTTTTAAATATTGCCAATAAAAAAAGGCCGGAAAAAAATAAATTTTCCGGCATGCTACATAAATCCCGACCAAAGGGAGTGAAGATATTAACACTAATTATCCGCGCTGAAGTTGTTATCCCAAAACTTTATACAACATTGCACTCGGTTGCATGTATTCGCATGACAAATATCGGTGATAGCATATATCCACAATTATTTTTAATGAATGCAAAGAGGATGCGTATGGTCGATTTATATTCGCCTACCCAGCTTGTACAGGTGGTTAATGCTGTAGATGTACAAAAACAACTAAATGCGTTGTTTACCAGTTTGTTTTTTACTCGCTCTGTAATGTTTGAATCGCGCGATATTATTCTTGATACAATCGACGATCCAAATATCCCAATTGCAGCGTTTTGTTCTCCTATGGTGGGTAGTAAAGTTTCACGTGACGAAGGGTACGAATCAAAAACAATTCGTCCAGGCTATATGAAGCCGAAAAGCAGCATTGATCCAAATAAGTTAGCTGTGCGCCCTGCTGGTGTATCACCTGAGCAATACAATGCTTTTGGAGCGCGTAATATTAAAGTTAAACAGGCGATTGTAAATCAGGCTAAAGCTATTCGTGCACGTATTGAATGGCTTGCCGTTCAGGCAATCACAACGGGGAAAAATATCATTGAGGGCGATGGTATTGAACGTTATGAACTGGACTGGAATATAAAACCACAAAATATTATCACGCAGTCTGGCGGTGCTGAGTGGTCAGGTAAGGATAAAGAAACTTTTGATCCAAATGATGATATTGAGAGCTACGCAGAATTTAGTGAGGGCGTCACTAATATCATCATTATGGGCGGTAATGTATGGAAGAAATACCGTTCATTCAGAGCGATAAAAGAGGCTCTGGATACCCGCCGTGGTTCTAATTCCGAACTGGAAACGGCCCTTAAAGACCTTGGTGATTCGGTGAGTTTTAAAGGGTATATGGGCGATGTTGCGATTGTTGTTTACAGCGGACGTTATACCGACGAGGACGGAACTGAAAAACATTTCCTTGATCCTGATTTGATGGTGCTTGGCAATACGGCTCTTCAGGGGATTGTCGCCTATGGCGGTATTCAGGATCCGGAGCTAACCCGAATGGGGCTGACTAAAGCCGAACTTGCACCGAAAAACTATATTGTGCCTGGTGATCCGGCTATTGAGTACGTACAAACGCACTCTGCACCACAGCCAATACCGGCCCGCATCAATCGTTTTGTTACCGTTCGCATTGGCTAAGGGGGAGCAATGGCTACTCATTACACTGAACTCATGTCTGGCACTGAAGCACTGGTTACTACGCTGGGGATATTTTCAGCCAATAAAGGGGTAATACCTGCGTTTACGCCACTGATGCAGGAAGATGCAACTGGTGCGCTAGTGGTATGGGATGGAACGAGCGCAGGCAAAGCGGTTTATGTTTCCGCTGTACAAATCGACACAGCGAAAAAAACACAGGCACAGGTTTATAAGACAGGTGTTTTAAATGTTGATGCTCTGAACTGGCCTGAGTCTGTAAGAGAACTGTCGGCAAAGGTTGCCGCGTTTGTTGGCTCAGGTATTTCTGTTCAGCCGCTGGCTCGTGTGTAAAGGGGGATACAATGCAGAATCATTACAATGACCTTAAGCCAATTGCCGAAATGATGTACCCGAATCCAGCTGTAGAGGAATTAAAAGCTATCGCTGACAAAATGTGTTTAAGCGAGCGCCTTGTTGATATGAATCAGGTGATGGAAATTACAACCCTGAGTCGGCGTACACTGCTAAACCTTGAGGCTAGTGGAGAGTTCCCGGAGCGTGTGCAGGTTACGGAAGGGCGTAAGGCCTGGTATTTAAGTGAAGTGATCGACTGGATAAATAATATTCCTCGCGCTTCTGAATATTGCCGCGTACCTGTCCCAAAAAAGCCAGATGCGGCGCTATGCCTCAAGATTGAGCGTGTACGCCGCAATGCACGGGATGGTCGCTATAAGCTGATTGGTTGATGAAATTAGGGCCCGCTCTGGCTGGCGGGTCCTTTCCGGCGATCCAGAACGTTACGGGGCGTCAGGCGCGCAGTTTTTTGCTATTTATGAAAATTTTCCGGTTTAAAGCGTTTCCGTTCTTCTTCGCCGTAACTTAATGTTTTTATTAGAAACACCCACTAAAAAGAAAGGAAACAACAGATGCTGAAAACGTGTTTTTTGGACAGTGTCGTTTCCTTTCTCTGGTTTTGTTGCCGTCTGTCGCGGTCTGTCACCAGAAAAAACTCTCACCCCTGCGTTGAATCAGGCTCTACACTAAAGTAGACAATAACGCGCCGCTGGCTTCGCTTCATGGTCGTGGCCTACTTCTGCACTATCGCAACAGCCTTATGCGCCCTGCTGGTGAGCTATTGAGTAAGCAGAATGCGGATTACAAGGCATCCTATGCGTTTTGTGGCGTACCGAACACAACCGCTCAGGTGAATCCCGTTTTGTTAGTTTATGGAAAGAGCCGTATCGGGGGCGCAATCATTTCTGCGTGGATCTATGTCGAAGACAAAATGTGGTATGCGCATCTGGCCGGAGGGTGAGCAATTTATCAGGGAAGTATCATCTCTACAGGTTTAAGACAACCAGAAGAAGTTATCGAGCAAGTTGGGTATGAAGATTTTCCTATAATGGTAACGTTTAAGATTCCGGTGTTTGGTATCGTGGTGGGAACATGGAGGAATGTGGATCCGGCAAAATCATTCGGTTTTTTCCGTCAATTCATTGTGGACTGGGATTAGGAGAGTGTGCTTACTGACCAAGCTCTTAAGGGATATTTATATGCTTACCTAGGCACTGATGAAGCACTTTTCAAATGCTGGGCGGATTATATGAAATGCAGATTGGCAGAAAATGAACATAGGTTTAAAAAATATACTGAGACTGTAAACTGAGTTCGCTGTGATTTAATTCGTGATTTAATCGAAGAGAGGAAAGTGAAATGAGCCCTGCTAAGGGCCGCATCTTTATATTGAACGACTTATCACTAGATTAGGAAATCACTTCGAATGATATGCTGTTACTTTATAATTCCGTCTTTGAAAACCATTTTCTTAGCGCCAGAGGTATAGTTTTGAACAATTCCCAATAACTCTTTTGAATAGTCAATTGTAGAAATTGTCTCTGCCGGTTTGTTATATGTGTAATTAAGTGAGTAACCTCTCAGCTTTAATCTTAAATCACCATTTTCTAACTCTAAATAAGCGTCGGTTAGCTCTTCTTTGTAAGTGCCTGCACCATATTGGATGTTAGGTACTCTCGCGGATAAGGAGTTTTCTAAGTCGCAGAGAGAATACTTGTCGTGGGTAGTATTATCAACGATGAATATTTGGTTGTTAAGTAGTCGACTGAACCTTGAATTTAAATCATCTATGTTTAAATTTTTTTGCGACTCAAGCCAGCTTGCATCTATCATTGGTGAGAATGCAGTTATTCTGGGGGGAGTTATCGCGACGATATTCAATTGAATAGTTTTGATAAGTGGTGTTCCATCTGGCGCGCGCCAGTCTTCGTTATCAGCTTCACGAACTATTAGAAGGTCAATTTTATATTGTTCGGCTTTTTTTTGAGCCCCACTTTGATACCCTGTTTTGGTTGCATAAATTAGTCTTAGGCCGGGAATATCTGCTGTTTTTCCGATGAATGCGTCAATTTTCTCGATACTTACACTTGAAGCGTAGTCTTTGCATTCGATTACGGTCTTATATTCATAACCTCCTAAGTTAAATTCCCAATACACATCGAATTGCCTAGTTATGCCGTTTTTATCTACGATTTTTTTGTTTACTTCAACGGTGATGTTTTTCAAGTGAGAAATTTTCTCAGCTTGTATCAAGCTTTGATGAATCGCCCCAACAAATTCCTCATAATCTCTGCCAGTGTTTTTAGTCATTGTGCAGCCTCGTTCCAATCATCAGAGTAACGGTTAAATATTTATACACCTTGAATCTATGAACAGATTTATGTCACTTCACGCTGTATTGCACGCTGTATTGCATTAAGGAGGAATAATGTCGATTTGATGATGTTTTATCAAGTAAATTCATTCACATCCTTTCATATTTGACTCATGTAACCCAAGCATGAGGTGAATCCGCAGATGACCCTGCGTCGCCTGCCGGATGAAGATCCGCAGAATCTGGCGGACCCAGCTTACCGCCGCCGTCGCATCATCATGCAGAACATGCGTGACGAAGAGCTGGCCATTGCTCAGGTCGAAGAGATGCAGGCAGTTTCTGCCGTGCTTAAGGGCAAATACACCATGACCGGTGAAGCCTTCGATCCGGTTGAGGTGGATATGGGCCGCAGTGCGGCGAATAACATCACGCAGTCCGGCGGCACGGAGTGGAGCAAGCGTGACAAGTCCACGTATGACCCGACCGACGATATCGAAGCCTACGCGCTGAACGCCAGCGGTGTGGTGAATATCATCGTGTTTGATCCGAAAGGCTGGGCGCTGTTCCGTTCCTTCAAAGCCGTCAAGGAGAAGCTGGATACCCGTCGTGGCTCTAATTCCGAGCTGGAGACAGCGGTGAAAGACCTGGGTAAAGCGGTGTCCTATAAGGGGATGTATGGCGATGTTGCCATCGTCGTGTATTCCGGACAGTACGTGGAAAACGGTGTCAAAAAGAACTTCCTGCCGGACAACACGATGGTGCTGGGGAACACTCAGGCACGCGGTCTGCGTACCTATGGCTGTATTCAGGATTCGGACGCACAGCGCGAAGGCATTAACGCATCTGCCCGTTACCCGAAAAACTGGGTGACCACCGGCGATCCGGCGCGTGAGTTCACCATGATTCAGTCAGCACCGCTGATGCTGCTGGCTGACCCTGATGAGTTCGTGTCCGTACAACTGGCGTAATCATGGCCCTTCGGGGCCATTTTCTCTCTGTGGAGGAGTCCATGACGAAAGATGAACTGATTGCCCGCCTCCGCTCGTTGGGTGAGCAACTGAACCGTGATGTCAGCCTGACGGGGACGAAAGAAGAACTGGCGCTCCGTGTGGCAGAGCTGGAAGAGGAGCTTGATGACACGGATGACACTGCCGGTCAGGACACCCCTCTCAGCCCGGAAAATGTGCTGACCGGGCATGAAAATGAGGCTGTATCAGCGCAGCCGGATACCGTGATTCAGGATGCGGCTGATCTGGTCACCGTTGTGGCACTGGTGACGCTGCATACTGATGCACTTCACGCCATCCGGGATGAACCTGTGGCATTTGTGATGCCGGGAACGGCGTTCCGTGTCTCTGCCGGTGTGGCAACCGAAATGACAGAACGCGGCCTGGCCAGAATGCAATAACGGGAGGCGCTGTGGCTGATTTCGATAACCTGTTCGATGCTGCCATTGCCCGCGCCGATGAAACGATACGCGGGTACATGGGAACGTCAGCCACCATTACATCCGGTGAGCAGTCCGGTGCTGTGATACGTGGTGTTTTTGATGACCCTGAAAATATCAGCTATGCCGGACAGGGCGTGCGCGTTGAAGGCTCCAGCCCGTCCCTGTTTGTCCGGACTGATGAGGTGCGGCAGCTGCGGCGTGGAGACACGCTGACCATCGGTGAGGAAAACTTCTGGATAGACCGGGTTTCGCCGGATGATGGCGGAAGTTGTCATCTCTGGCTTGGACGGGGCGTACCGCCTGCCGTTAACCGTCGCCGCTGAAAGGGGGATGTATGGCCATAAAAGGTCTTGAGCAGGCCGTTGAAAACCTCAGCCGTATCAGCAAAACGGCGGTGCCCGGTGCCGCCGCAATGGCCATTAACCGCGTTGCGTCATCCGCGATATCGCAGTCGGCGTCACAGGTTGCCCGAGAGACAAAGGTACGCCGGAAACTGGTAAAGGAAAGGGCCATGCTGAAAAGGGCCACGGTCAAAAATCCGCAGGCCAGAATCAAAGTTAACCGGGGGGATTTGCCCGTAATAAAGCTGGGTAACGCGCGGGTTGTCCTGTCCCGACGCAGGCGTCGTAAAAAGGGGCAGCGTTCATCCCTGAAAGGTGGCGGCAGCGTGCTTGTGGTGGGAAACCGTCGTATTCCCGGCGCGTTTATTCAGCAACTGAAAAATGGCAGGTGGCATGTTATGCAGCGTGTGGCCGGGAAAAACCGTTACCCCATTGATGTGGTGAAAATCCCGATGGCGGTGCCGCTGACCACGGC